AATACACACAGACAAACATTACTACAGGGTCTATTGAAGCATATGTTATTGATGATCCAAGTGTTCTGTATAAAGCAGTTGCAGTTACTAACGGCACTGAAGATAGTTCTACTGGGGGTCTTTTACCTTCAGCTAGTGGTATCAGCCGAGCTAACTCAATTTCTTGTAATGCAGAACTTGTAACAAACGCTGGTGTTGATTTATCTGGTAGAAGTAGGCAGGGTGTATTCATTAATAATGTTGCAACCATATTACCAATAACTGTAGTTGATGTAGTCGAAGATACTAAGGTTGGTGCTGACGCATATGTAGAATTTATCGTCAAGCTGACTCATACATATCAAAGATATACTCATACTGCTGGCGTTTAGGAGGTAGAACAATGGCGATATCAAGAGCTCAATTACTTAAAGAACTACTTCCTGGTCTAAATGCCTTATTCGGTATGGAATATGCGAAGTATGGTGAAGAACATGGGGAGATTTTTGATAAAGAATCTTCAGATCGTTCTTTTGAAGAAGAAACTAAATTATCAGGCTTTTCAGCTGCACCGGTTAAAGACGAAGGTTCAGCTATCGAGTATGATAATGCTCAAGAAGCATGGACTGCTCGTTATACACACGAAACAGTGGCAATGGGCTTTTCAATTACTGAAGAGGCTATTGAGGATAACTTGTATGACTCTCTGTCATCTCGTTATACTAAAGCACTTGCTCGTGCTATGGCGTATACAAAGCAAGTTAAAGCAGCGGCTATCTTGAACAATGCTTTCGATTCTGGGTATACATATGGCGATGGAGTAGAACTTTGTTCTACAGCACACCCATTAGTTTCAGGTGGTACCAACTCTAACGAACCTTCAACCGCAGCTGATCTTAATGAAACTTCCTTGGAAGCGGCTATTATTCAGATTGCTGGATGGACAGATGAAAGAAGTCTGCTAATTGCAGCCAGACCTCTTAAACTGATTATTCCACCGAATCTACAGTTCGTGGCGACTCGTTTGTTAGAAACAGAAGGACGTGTATCTACTGCAGATAATGACCTTAATGCGATTAAGAACAATGGTTCTATTCCTCAAGGTTACACTGTAAACCATTATCTAACTGATACAGATGCTTGGTTTGTTAAAACAGATGTACCAAACGGATTGAAGCATTTTTCACGTACTGCAATGTCAACATCTATGGATGCTGATTTTGACACAGGTAATAGTAGATATAAAGCAAGAGAAAGATATAGCTTTGGCGTATCTGATCCGCTAGGTATCTTCGGCTCCCCAGGAGCTTAACCGCAAAAAATCAAAAGGGTGGCTTGCTAGTCACCCTTTTTTACTATATAGTATATAATAATTTAACCTTGACAGTCACATAATGTGGCTGACAGTAGCCAAGACAAGGAGAAATTCACATGGCTAATACAACTTTTAACGGTTCCGTCCGGTCAGAAAACGGGTTTAAGCAAGTAACTAAGAGTAGTACTCTTGGCACTTTCACAGATAATTTTGTCGTTAATTCAAGTGGTAATATATACAATACTGCTGGTGGACACGTACAGTATGCTGCTGCTACAGGTTATGGCCCTACTGATTTGATTGTAGGAAAAGGCGGAAGTCAATACGGCACAGTTAATCCTTGGGCAGAAAGCTCTACTCAACTTTTCCCTTTAGGAAGTATGCTTCATTATGGAAATAATGTTTATCGTTATGGATTATTAGGTGGTACTGCTGTTACAGCAGGAAAACTTGTCGCCCATCAAGCTCAAGATTCTAACCACTTAAATATGACTGCAACTGCTGCTGTAGATGCAGGTGAAACAGCTATTTCTGTTGAAACAGGTGGTAATGATTTAACTCTTAACGAGTATACAGACGGTTATCTCTGGGCAAATGATGTTAATGGTGAAGGTCAGACAATGAGGGTAAAATCTAACCCCGTACACGACCATTCAGACGATGCAAGTGTTGTTATTACAACTTATGATCCATTAGCAACTGCTTTAACAACAAGTTCACAACTTTCATTAATACATAATCCATACTCACAGGTAGTTGTTGCTCCTACAGCAGAAGCAGGATCAGTAGTAGGGTGCACAGTTATTGATACAACAGCGGACTACTATGCTTGGTTTACAGTGTCTGGTCCACAGGCGATATTAACTGAGGGTACTTTAGTTCTTGGTCATAATTGTATGAGGTCAGATACAACTGCAGGAGCGGTTGAACCAAGTTCAGGGTCTACACTTGTGAATATTGGTCAAGTGATGGCTGTTAATGCTACCACAGAATATTCTCTTGTATGGATGAACATATAATAGTTTTTTCCCAACTAGTGGGGGGAAACCCCCACATTTTTTAAGGAGATTTACATGGGAATTTCAGATGTAAAAGTTTTAACGATAAGTGATACAAATGCAGCCTCTGCTACTAGATTAGTTACTGCCGCAAGACCAGACACTTCTGCTACTATGGCAAATACTACTCATGCAAGTGGTGAAGCTAGAAATGTTACAGTAACAACTGCTGGTACAAGTGATAATGCTAAGACTGTTACTATTACTGGAACAGATGTTTTTGGTGATGCTATGACGGAAGTTATAACTTCTACAAGTTCAGCAGAAACCGTTGCAGGAGCAAAATATTTTAAAACAGTTACAGCAGCAGAATGTTCCGCACAGTACGCAGCAAATGTTTCGGTTGGTTCTGGTTCACTTTGTGCCCAAGCTGTTGAAGGAAGCAATAGAATAAGACTTAAAGGAATGTCTATCGTTTCAGGTGGTACGGCAGGCACAGTATCATTTTATAATGGTGCACCTGAAGATGGCACAGTTCTTTTCACAGCCAGAACAATAGGTACGGCAAATGCAACTGTGGACAGATCAATACCTTCTGAAGGAGTTTTATTTGATAGTGGCATGGTTGTTCAATATACAGTTGACGTTACTGACATGCTAACAATATTCTATGCTTAAAGGAGAAATATTATGAACAGAACTGATATGAATAAGCAGATTAAAGGTTATAAGGCTGGTAGAAAAGTACGTAAAAGCCCTAAGAAAAAAGAAAATACTGGTGGAAGTGAAGACCTTAAACTAGGTATGCCTAGAACAACTGATGTAGCTGGGTCTAAGAAATTTATAAACAAACAAGGCATACATGGCGGGGGTAAAGATAGAGGCCAAAGAGATTTTATGCAAATGCTGGAAGGGATGAAAGAAGTTCCTGGTTCTGGTCATATGACTCGAGACCCTAAAACAGGTAAAGAAATGCCTGTTGAGCGAAGTAGTGATTTGACTACTAAAAGGAGAAGACAAAAAATGGGTGAAAAATTACCTTTTTTTAAGGAGCTTAATAAAGAAAGATATTCGAAAAAAATGGACCCATCAGTAGCTGCACATCAGGACAAGTTACAAAAAATGAGCCCCTCAGACTTAGCTATGCATAGAGCCAGAAAGTTAGATACTTCCGCAGAAGAAGACTTTAAAAAAGGTGGAAAAGTTAAAAAGTCTAAAAAAAGTAGTAGACCCAGAGGCTGCGGTATAGCTAAAAAGGGTGTAAGAAAGGCTAAGTATATATAATGGCAACTCCATTTGAAACATTATTAGAAGAGAAAAAATTTGCAGAGGAAGCAGGAGACTTAGACAAAGTAGCTGAAATAGACGCTATGATCCAACTGCATTTTGGGAACGAAATTCCTAGAAAGAAAAAAGGGGGAGTTATAAAAAGTAGTTCCAAAAAAACTAAAAAAGGCTCTACACTTCGTGGAGTAGGAATCGCCAAAAGGGGATTTCGTAAAGCAAAAATAAGATAAGGAGATAATCATGTCAGATTTAGAAATGGTTCAAGTTGGTACTAATATTAACGATGAACCTGTATATAATGTAAAACGTAAAGGTGGTGGACTTGTTTCCACAACCATATTTACCGAAGCTGAAGCTTTAGAAATGTTAGAAGCCCCAAAAGAAGCTCCTAAAGTAGAGGAAGCTCCTGAAGTAGAGGAAGCTCCTGAAGTAGAAGAGGAAGAAGAGGAAGAAGAGGAAGAAGAGGAAGAAGAATCTGAAGTTCCTGATTATGGGTCTATGACTAAAGTGGAATTAGAAGCTTTAATGAGAGATCATGGGGTAGAATTAGACAGACGTTTAACTAAAAGTGACTTGTTAGAACAGGTTGATATCTATTTTAAAGAAACCTTCAGTAATTAGGGTTTAATATGGCTACCTCGGGTACTACCTCTTTTGATCTAGACTTTACAGAGATTGCTGAAGAAGCTTGGGAACGTGCTGGCAGGGAAATGCGTTCAGGTTATGATTTAGCTACGGCTCGCAGGTCAATGAATTTAATGACTATTGAATGGCAGAACCGTGGGATTAATATGTGGAC